GAACTTGGATGCTTTGTTGTGAACCGACTGTATCCCACAGAATACAATTGACGGGTCGTACTCACGGCGCTTCAAGCCAGCCGAGTTCACGCCAGCAGGTGCTTCCGGCCAGAGCGTCTTCAGCTCGTCGTAGTTCTGACGGATCAACTCACGAACGTGCGTCACGACCAGAATCTTTGTATCCGGCCATTGAGCCAGAACGCGCTTGCAGAACTCCGCGATGACGATGCTCTTACCGGTGCCGGTTGGAAGCACAATCAACGGATTACCATCATTCAGCTCAAAGTATCTTAAAGTGCTATCAATCGCTTCTTGTTGGTAAGGTCTAAGAGTAATCACGAATCTAGCTCCGGTTTCGGGCATGACTGAACAATCGCCATTGCCACCTGTTTTACTCGTTCTAGTTCACCGACTGCTTGTGCCATGATGAGAGCGTAGGCGTAACAATCCAGAGCCTTCATAACGATGTCCAGATCGTCAGCAGTCAGCAGCATCGTTGCGTCTACTTCTATCTCTTCATCGTCTACTTCGATTGGTCGATCCATACAGACCCGTCCCCCAGTTTGTATTCAACCCAGTTCGGTCCTGAGTTTATCTGCTCTCCGGGTATCAAGTCTGGTACGAAAAGATGATGTTCGCAGCCTTTAATCTGTGCTTCCAAATTAAGGTTGTTATTGTGCAGTTCACACTTCCACCCGCCCGTTTTGAGCGGCGTGCTGTGAAGGCAGGTCCTGCAAGACTTCTGCCTTGGCATGTCCTGCTCGTGACACATGCTGTGGAAGGTGCAGTACTTGCACTCGTGCCATGCCGGGTTGGTGGAGATCTTGCCAGCGGGTCTGCTAGCAAAGATCACTCGGTTGGCTTTCTCAATAAACTTCTCGGCATCTTCTTTGTTGTACTCAGTGACAACACTCGTAATGTCGCGCACGCCAGCAGAGGCTGCGGTTAAGTAATGCTTCGTAGCACCGAAGTAATGCATGTAGATCTGAGCTTGCGCGTAGTACACGTAGTCCCAGCTCTTCAACGCTTCGGCTTCGCTCTTGGCTTTGAGTGACACCAGCTTCTTATACTTGGTGTCATTAATGACTTTGCATTCCCAGACGTAGAGCGTGTCTGGATCTTGAATCAAGCCCGTCAGTAACCCGTCGCAGTTACCGCGAAAGTGTCCGCCCAGCGCCTCGAACGAATGCTGAACACCGGGTTCCTTTTCCGTGGAAAGATCTAGCCCCGCTACCTTGCGGAGTAGGTCTGCAACTACCTGTTCACCCCGATGCCCATCGTTAATTCGACGTAGCCCAGCGGCTTCGATAAACCCTCGCTTGACCCAGCGGAAATTTAACCACAGTTTGCGATCGCATACATCACCTACTGCGGAAGCCCCAAGGTACCCCCTAGGGCGATTGTCTTGCTCGGCTTCCATGGCGGCGTTAACCGCCCGAAGCGTCAAGTCTTGATAGTCTGAAATGTTAGCCATTTTAAACCCCACACATCCCTTCGCATTCGTTATTGAACATGTCTATCTGCCCGTGATCCTCGGCTGTGGACAAGTCCACTTCTGCCAACGGCTTACAAGAGCGGTGCATAAACTGCTGGCTTTTCATGCCCGGTTGTTGACGTATCGCCTCGTCCACCTCAAGAGCATCGGCCCACAATTCCGGGTCAGCCTTGATGGATCGCCACTCGTTATCGTTATGGAACGGACATCCAATGCAAGATGACTTCGGCGGTAGCGGATAGCCTTTGCGCTCCATCCATGCCAAGCAGTCTGACCGGCTCATACCCTTTTCAATAAGCGGCCAACGATGCACCTTCCAAGCCTCTTGCGAATGCTTCATTCGCATGGCCTCGTCCGTACTAATACCAATCAGCATTTCGCACAGCACTTCTTTGGTGCGCTTGCGAGGAGCAAGACCAATAAGCTCTCTTGTCTTTTTGGTTAGCGGCTGGATTTTGTACTCAGAGGTACACTGGCGACGACCTAAAGCGCGATCACCGTTCGGCATAACCATGTGCCACGGGATGGCAGCGACTCGCGTGCCCTGCTGCTTATTCAAAATGTCCTGACGCAAATTTCCCCGCTGCACTCGGTGCACGGGATAAGGCAGTTGTTTCTCCAACCAATCCAACCAGTCGTAAACTTTTTTTGGCTCCCAACCCGTATCTGCAAAGATGGCAGCTTCCACAGGCTCTAATTCGCCGTGGGCAATCATCAACGCCAAGGTTGACGACTGGACTCCAGCGCCTAAAGAAAGAAATCGTTTCATAGCCCCTCCAAGAGGGAGGCGCGACACCCGGAAGTAGTGGGGTTGGGCAGAGGTATATGCCCCCGGATGCCGCGCCTCTTTATTTACTTCTTATGACGTTCCCAAGGCTTCGGTGCAGCGCCCGTAGGTGCTGCTGCCGGTGCCGGAGCGGCGGCTGCTACACGCTGAGGAGCCGTACCGCCAGCGGGCAGGTACTTAGCCTGAGCATCCAGACCACCCTGCTTGTTCTCCTTGTGCTTAATCACAACGCGAACAGGCTTGAAGTGCAACTCATCCGAATCATCAGGCGGGAAGTCGTAGCCCATGGCGGTGTAGAGCGCGTGGAACTGGCGCTGAGCAATCTGCTGCGCCTGCTCGTTGACGTTCTTGAGATTCAGGCGATCCCAGAACTTGCGCCCCGGCGGGCACGGACCGCTCAGAACGTCAAACTCCAACTGCAAGTACCAGCCGGTTCCTGCCTTCGTGTCACGACGCTCGGATTTGATGATCTGCATGACGTACTCGCCAGCAGGCAGGATTTCCGAAACAGGTTGTTCAATGTTCTGAAAGTCAGCAACATTAAGATCAAGCTTAGCCATTTTATTTACTCTCCAATTACAGCGTTCATAGAAGTGCCAAGTGCTTCTGCAAACTTGGCGTAATCAAGGGGCAGTTGGTCCGGCAGAGGCCAGCGAGACTTCGCCTGCCAGCCCGGTCGCTCCTGCGTGTACAGCACGCGGTTACCGTTACCCACAGCGCGAGTGATCTTTTGGTTAAAGCCAACGTCACTCTTCACGGTGCTGTACTGCTGGTTCGCGAACATCAGGATGTCGCACCACTCGCTAATCAGGCTGGCGCTGCCGTGATGCAGATCCAACTGGTAGCGGTCATATGGATCGGCCAGCGGGTCATCAAAACGCTTGACCTGCGTGTGCGCGAGCAGAACCACCTGCATGTTCTTTGCAGAGCGCAAGTGGTCCAGCCCTTCCAGAATCTGCTTCCAGTAGTCGGCTGCGGCTTTGTATCCGCGACCGTAGCCAATGGCGTCGATCGTGGCGACGTTGTTGTCCTTCGCGACTCGCTTGTGAACGAGCTGCTCGGCCCAGTCGGCGCTGTCGATCACGACCGTTGAGAAGTCATGGTCCTCTTCGGCCAGCGAGCCGATAGCTTCCATGATGTCCTCGTAGGACTGGCACAGCGGGAATGCCGTGACGTTGATGGCGTCGAGGCCCTCTTCGGTTTGAATGAAGACCGGGTTCGGAGCCTGAGCGGCAAAGGTGGACTTACCGATGCCGTGGGTTCCGTAGAGCACGATCCGGGGTGGGCGAGCCACCCCTGTTTTTCTCAGACTGCTAAGTGAAATAGCCATGTGCTATTAAGCTCCTTTTACGATGGTTACCGCTGTTTTGGCGGGTTTAATGGTTAACGCCTTGGCGAGCAGCTTATAGATTTGCGGCTCGTTGTTGGCGAGGTATTTCACGCCAGTGTCGTCAAGCTCGCGCTTGATCTTCACGGGCTGAAGGTCCTGCGGGATTTTTGCTGCAATCGACTGATCGAACAGATCCCAATCGATCTTGCGATTCAGCTTGCCGGTGATAGTGATCTTGTAGTCACCAATCTCGTGAGTCTGCGAGCCTTCTTCACGCGCACCAACTAGTGCGATGAGTTCTTCTTCTAAGGCTACGCGGCGCTCGTTAGCTTCCTTCTCAGCCAGCTTGGCCTCGAACAGCTCGTTTGCAATCTCAACTTCGTTACGCATTTTTAGTTCCTCGTTTAGGGTTTGTGTTCTCGACGGAGAGAGATGCTACACCCCCTTGTGACGGATTGCAAGGGGTGGCATGATGTCACCATGGAAACACGAATTTTATCTCTTTCGGAATGGCTGGAAGAGAACTGCTTGACACATGAAGAGTTTGCGCTTATGTGCGGCTGTACTCGCGCTGCCGTGACCCGGTGGGCCAGCGGTTCCAGAGCGCCATCACCTAAGTGGTTGAAGGTAATTGAGCGCAAGACCAAGGGTCAAGTGAATATAGCGATCGAAAGTCGTTTGACCGAAGGAGAGCGCATCTATTTAAGCCTTCGGAAACAGGGGCTTACGCTATCTGCTGCGGCCAAAAAGATACGTATTCATCGCAATACTTTGGCTCGTTTTGTGAGGGGCCAAGCAGATACGCCGTCAAACATTGTTGAACGTATATACAAAGTAGCGGGGTTGAAATGATCGATTTAGTCATCTACGGGAAGCCAGTGGGCAAGGCTCGTCCCCGATTTAGCCGTCGCGGTGGGAAGGTCGTGACGTTTACACCGAGAGAAACGCAGATCTACGAGCAGAACATCAAGTCTTTGGCTCAGGTTGCGATGATCGGTAAGGACATATTCGCAGGTCCTGTGAAGGTTACGATTAAGGCTTACTTTTCCCATAAGAAAAAGACGGGATGGCATGTATCGCGTCCCGATATTGACAACATCGTCAAGGCCATTTTGGACGGCCTGAATGGCGTCGTCTTTGCGGATGATGCATCGGTAGCACAGCTCGTTGCCTCAAAGGAATATGGCGAGGAGCGAGTAGAGGTTCAAATAGAAAATGTCTGAAAATTTCATGGAACAGTATGGTGCGAAGCTCGTTGACGCGGGCTATCGCATCATTCCCATCATGCCGGGTACCAAGCGTCCCGGTCGTTATGACGGTGAAAGGTGGGGTGATCTTGCTCGCTGGACCGAGGTCACCGCTCAGAATTTCCACGTTGATATCTGGTCAAAGTGGCCCGGTTGCGGTATCGGCATCCTAGCGGGTGAGGTGGTCGCGATCGATATCGATGTGCTTGACCAGCAGGTAGCCATCGAAGTCGGTAACGTCTTCCAGAAGAAGCTCGGCCAGACTGACCTGATCCGTATCGGCAAGTCTCCGAAGGCGCTGTACCTGTACCGCACGCTAGAGCCGTTCAGCAAGATCTCGCTGCATCCGATCGAAGTGCTCGGACAGGGGCAGCAGTTCGTTGCCTACGCAATACACCCGGATACCAGCAAGCCCTACGAGTGGCCCTTCGAGGCTCCGCACGAGATCCCATTAGAGCGGCTCCCGCTCGTGACCCGTGAGCAGGTGCTGGAGGCTGCGGAGGAGGCTTATAAAGCATTACCGCCGCCCCTGCGGAAGCGATCGCTCAGCCCGAAAGGGCAGGTCTTCGTACCCGACAAGGATGCGAAGTCGTCCTATGAGGGGCTGGTCGGTACCTACGCTGCCGTTGAGGATGCCCTGCGCTACGTCCCGAATCCGGACCTGTCGTGGGATGACTGGAACCGCATCGGTATGGCGATTTACTGCGCGACCGAGGCGAAGGGCTTCTACATCTTTGACCAGTGGTCGCAGGCTTCTGGCAAGTACAACCAGATTGAAACCCGGCAGCGTTGGGATCATTACAGCAAGTCTCCGCCCACCAAGATCGGCGCTGGTTCGCTCTACTTCCACGCGCAGCAGAACGGCTGGGTTCCGCCTGTATCGCTTAGCCTGAATCCGCAGAAGGCTCGTGCTGTTGAGGTGGACCTGAGTTCCATCAAACAAAACAAGAAGGATATCGTTAAGAGCACCCGCGAGAACTTCCCGCACCAATGGTTCCAGAGCCAGTCTCTGGTCGGGCGCGTGACTCGCTGGATTAACGCTACAGCACAGCAGCCCCAGCCGACCTTCGCGCTGATGAACACGCTCTGTATGTTCGGTGCGCTCTTCGGGCGTCGGTATGCGATGTCGCAGATCAACACCCGTTGCAATCTGTTCGCGATCGCGGTCGCGAAGCCCGGTGCTGGTAAGGATCACAGCCGTCAGCGTATCAAAGAACTTTTGATGAAAGCTGGCCTGAATCAGGTCATTTGTGGCGATCGCTTCAGCTCGGGTGTTGCCATTCTGCGCACGCTCTTTGACTACCCGTCTCGCATCTCTCACCTTGACGAGATGGGCCTGTACCTTCAGAGCTTGACCGCGAAGAATGCAGCGGGACATCAGCGCGACATCATCAAGACCCTGCTGGAAGTCTACTCGTCGAGCAGCGGTATCTATCACGGTCAGGAGTACGCTGACTCACGCGATCGCCAGCGGTACGACATCAACCAGCCCAACTTCAACTTCTTCGGTACCACCACCCCGAGAACGCTGATTCCAGCGCTGAACTTTGACATGGTCGATAACGGTACGCTGAGTCGCATCTTGCTGGTTCCGCCGTTCGAGGAGTACCCCAACTCGCAGATCCCAGAGCTTCAGCCTCCGCCAGATGACATCGTCAAGGATATGCTGGACTCGGTTTCGGTTATCCCGCACGGTGCTGGGAACCTGACTAACATCCAGTCAATCCCCAACTCGACCGTGGCTCCGGTCATCGTTGAGTGGGAAGGGACCGCCTTTGAGCGGTACAGCCAGATTAAGGATTGGCAGATTCAGCAGTCCCGAGGCGACGATGCATTATGGGTGCGCTTCTCCGAAATCGTGCTGAAGGTCGGCATGATTGAAGCGATCGCGATCGACCCCTGTGCTCCGGTCTTGACCGGCGAGATCTTTGAGATGTCGCACGACCTCGTGAAGTGGTCGTTCAACTACACGGCGGATCTGCTGTATCGCGAAGTCGCTGAGAACGATATCGAAGCGGCGCACAAAAAGATCCTGAACCTGATTCGCAAGTCCGGTGCCGAGGGTATGAACGGCACTCAGCTTGCGAAAGCCTGTCAGGGCATGAAGGCTCGCGATCGTAACGAGATCCTACAGACGCTCGTTGAGTCAGGCGATGTGCTGGAAGAGGTCGTTAAGAACCCCGGTGCGGGGCGCGAGCGTCGTGTCTACCGGGTGCGCTACAGATAAAAAAATGCCCCGGCGGAGCAAAGCTTCAACACCGGGGCCAAGTCTCTAGGAGATAGCACGAGGGGAGTTTATCCCCTCGGATCTTTCCCCGCAAGCCATGAGACGTACCAGAGGGTCTTCCGGGCGTCCTGTTCCACGGCATCCTTATGACCGAGCCTCCAGAGGTAGGCGATGGCGGTGCCTTTCAGGAAGCCTCGCCACTCGTCCTCAGTCAGGGCTGACTTGATGGCGTCGATCGCCTCTATCTCACCCTTCTTGTAGTGATTAGGATTTACCGGATCGTTCACTGAGCTTTCCCTTTCGCTTGGCCTTTCGCTTGGCATGACTG